TCAGTAAAGGAGATGTCACGTCCGTTGTGCTTCTTGACGTCGGGCTTCAAGAACCTGCGCTTCAATCTCAGCAAACGACTTAGTGACAAGGACAGCCCTGCAACGACATGACGGATGCGCTGGTGGCATTTTGATACCGTCGGGATGGGCGCGAAGTCCTGTCTGGAAGTTCTCGCTGACTGGTATGCGTTTGCCGTCAAGTGGTGCGCAAATGGCGCAGACCACCGTCTTTGATGAAACAAACTCAGGTGCTGTACGCCACTCTTTTACCGAGTCGTTGAGTTTGACCAGCCCTGCGTCATCGGCTTGTTGCCAAGCGACCCACCGACCTTCGTTTTGTGCTGTGGCGATTTCGGTGCGTGCGATGTTCTTTGAACGCGCCCGAACAAGTCGGTCTTGGTATTTCTGCGACGCTTGTTGAGCCTGTGCCTGTGCGTCCTCTTCGGAAAGTCCCGAAGCGATAAACCCCTTCACAAGACGTGAGTGGGTGTTGTTGACTGCTTGTTGCCAGCGTGGGTGCAACCCAACTGTGCGTTGAAGGCGACGTTGGGCTTCGCGGACGCTTATCTTTCCGTCAACAGCCTGAGTGACAACGTCGTTGATTAGTTCCTCAACCTCGTCGGACACGCCTTTGACAAGTTGCCCTGCGCGTTCCATAGCCCATTGAGTGGCGCGAGGGTCAGCCTCGTTGAAACGCAACTTGAAACCAGCGCTGGCGCCTGCTTCGGCGCGTCCTGCTTTGATGATTTCTTTTACCAAAGCGTCAACGATTGGTCGCAGGTCTCCGATGATGGAACCAGTCGGTAAGGCATTCAGGCTGGCGTTAACGGACTGACGGATGGCGTCAGCAACGCGTGCCGTGTTAATTCCTTCACGAAACTGGCGAACAGCCTCCGCGTACGCGCGCGCGACAGCCTGCTCCACTGAGGACAACTCACCTGCTTTAGCGACCATCGTGCGCTTCGCCGGCTGGGACGAACGGCGTATGAACGGCATTACTTTGTCTTTGCTGGTTTAGCCTGTGGTGGCGCTGGTTGGGCTTCAGGCGCTGGTGACTGTTCGGTTGGCTGTGCAGGCGCCTCTTCGGGTGTCTTGGCGCTTGACGGGGCTACTGGCGCTGGCTGAGGTTGACCTTGAGCGGCAGGAGGAGGAGCCACGTTCGGATTGTTGGCAACTCCCTCTTCGGACTCCACCTTTGGTGGCAAGCCTGAAATGGTGCGCAAGTATTCGTCCAGTCCCTCATCCACAACAAGAGCGCCCGAGCCTGATGCCTTCTGAATGAAGTCGGCAAGTTCAGCGATGTTGATTTGGTGAATGTCACCGAAGGACAACTTCGGACGGCGAGCAACGTCCATGCCGTTCATCTTCATCAAACGAGGGATGGCGTGCTGGTTGAAAACGTCACAAATGGATTGAGCGATTTGGGCGATTGCTGTGGTGAACAAGTCAACCTTCGTGGAACCCAAAGCAAACGAGCCAACCTTCTCATGCCCCAAAAGAATGAAGTCCGCAAGGACAGTCATCGTGATGCGCTGGTCGTAGCGTTGCACAATCTTGTCGGTGTCAAAGGCGCGTGAACCGCCCGAGGACAACAACGACAGTTTGTAGATTTCACGTCCTTGGTCATCGTAGGCAAGTGGGAACACGATGCCTTCGTTCTCGTTTCGTTTGATGCCACGGATGAGGCGTTCAATGCCAGCGCGAGCCGAAGCCTCTGCTGGTGTGGCGTTAGAGGAAAGCAACTGTGGTGGGACGTAAGCGATGGGAAGTCCTGCAAGGTCGCGTTCAATCCCGACGGCTTCAATTTCCTCAATTGTTTTCTTGAACTTCCACGGGCGGTACGCGTTGCGAAGCAGTGAGCGTCCTTCGGGGTTGTTGCGAGCAGTTGAGGTGCGGAACAGGAGCGCCTTTTCAATTGGAATCATCACAACGCCGTGGCTGGAAGCGGACGCGTCCATTTGCTCTAGACCTTTGATGCCTCCGTCTTCGTCAAATATCCACTGCCATGTTGTTTCTTGGGCGCGGAGAGCAAGTTTTCGCCAGCCAACTTTGCCGTCTGAGTAGTTAGAACGCTTGGTTGGGTCGGTTGTGTCTGGCGTGACGCGTTTCTTGTAGACGATTTCGCAGTAGGCGTAACCGTAGGTGAGGAAAGACATAATCGCTGACAGGGTTGCGTCCCAAGACTCGCTCATGTCGTTCATGCATTCTTCAACGAAGTCGGCGATTTCTTGGTCTTTATCTTTGACCATCGCGTCGGCGTTCTCTTTGAATGGCTCTATGCGCCAGTCAATTTGCAGGATGAGTCGCTCAATGGCGAACAGCATCGCACCGACCACAGGGTCGTTGTCTGCCATTTCGCGCCAAACTTTAGCGCCACGAAGCCCACGCAGGTCGCCAACAAAGTCGTCAATGACAAAGCCACCGACGCGTTGCAGTCCTGATGTACCGATTTCTTGTAGGTCTGAATACTCAGCCATTGTTGTGCCTCAATATTTCCTCGCTCACGATGCATCCAACGGGGATAGCAAAGAACGCGTTGATTTGTGTTTCGCCGTCAATGTCCTCAGCGACGTCTGCTGACATAACGAGTTGTTTTTCGTCCCGATAGATTTCCCAACCCACTGACTTTACTTCAGCGACGTAGGGTTCCACTTCATCTATCAGCGTCCAGCAGATTGGATAGTTGTGGGCGTCAAGCCAGCGCACCAAGAGAAGGTTGCCGAGGTCGGGAATGTTGTCAGCCATTTGGAAATCCACCATTGTTGCTTAGGACGTTTGCGATGAGTTTCAACGATTGGTTTTCGGTGAAGCCACCTTGTCGCAGGGTTACGAAAACCTCATGGAGTTCAATGACGCCCTCAAGCAGAACAGACATTTCTATTTCTTCTGCGTGGTCGTCCATTGCACCTCCGTTATGGTTCGCTGGAAGTGTAGCCGACCTGCTCAACCCCAGTGTGGTAGCGAAGGGTTAAGTACCGATGGTTCGGGTTTCGCTCAGTCCACAGCAGGGCTGTCAGGCGCGTCCTTTGGGTAGGGCTGAACCTCGTAGCGGAGCAACGACCTCATTTTCCGCTTCTCGGTCTTGTTGCCGAGCAAGATGATGTATCGGTGCTTCCGAGAACGCTCGCGGTAGTAGAAGTCGTCGCCGTACTTCTCTTTGATGGTTTCCAGCGTGTTGCCGTGGCTGAGGGTTCTGCTGTGAATGTGCTCTAGCCCTTTGACAGCCCATTCGTTACGTTTGGTGCTCAACCCTGTGTAGAGGAAGTTGGTCGCCTGATAGACGATGCCGAGATGGTCTTGCTTCGTGTCTGCAAACGAAACGACGATGAGTGGGGTGGGGAGCATCTTGAGGGACTTGCCGACCAGACGGCTTGCCTCGTTGGGCAGGTTGTCGCGAAGGACTAGGCGGTTGAGTTCCACCACGGTCTTTTCGTACTCGTCGCCACAGATGCCACGGCACAGGGTGTTGGATGCTGGTGTTCCATAGGAGACAACCCCGACCAGTTCTCCGTTTTTGATTAGTCCGAAGGCGTAAGTGATGGATGGGATGCGTCGGGCGTAGTGGATGTTGAGCATCCACCAGTGGGTTTCTTTTGCACTAATCTCCCGAACCTCGTACCCACTTTCGTCGGTAGCGAATAGGGAGGGTTGCCATCCACCGTCGGTCACTTGGTGAGCACTCTCCACATGGCGCGAATCGCGTCTGGGGTTGAGTCGCGGATGCCTGACCAGTCGTAGCCCTGCTCAGGGACGTAGCCTTGCTCGCCATAGCCATCGGACTCTGCCCAGAGCGCCACAAGCGTTTCGTTTGAGGCGTTGACGTCCATCCATGCTTCGTGGATTGCCTTCAGCATTTCATCAAGGCTGATGCTCATGACTCCTCCTCCGTCTCGTCGGTGCCTTCGGCGTTCTTACGCAGTTTGGGCTTTCGGTGGACGGTTCGCACTCTGTCAATTTTGAAGGTGCGCCATTTCTCGTATTGAGGTTGCCCTCCCCACACACAGACTTCGTCGTCTCGGAGGCTGTAGTGGAAGGTGAACCGTCCCGACTCGCCTCGGATGCTGATTTCGGTTTTGGGAACCACGGTGCGTCCGTTGATGGTGATTTCGGTTTTGCTGATTCGCTTCACCGTTTCGTGTGGAGGCTCTTCGGTCTCCCCGAGGTCTTCAGCGATTGCCTTGCCGAGCAGTTTGCCCCACTCCTTCAAGTAGGACGGTTGCTTCACTTCGGTTGGTTCAAAGCCGTCGGGGTAGCGTTCGCGATGTCGCATGGCGCATCGTCTGGCAACTCCTCCGTTGGCGAGACCGAGCCTTTCGGCGACCTCCACCCATGTCAGACCTTCGGCTTGCAGTGCGCTCGCCTCGCAGTCACGTTCTTTTGTGCTCATCTGGATTTCCTTCTCGGAGTTCGGGTTGACCTCCGTCGGAGCCACTCTACCATAGTCAAGCGTCAGGGGTCAAACACCCTGTAACCCAAACACACCACGGGTTTCACGGTGACTAGGTGATAGGGCTTTACTATGGTACAGTTCTCGGAAACCAGAGAAGGGATACATCTGCCATGACTAAGAAACGGAAGCCCCAGAAGGCTCCCCGTCGCGAGTGGACGCCATTTGTGCGTTCGCTTCCAGTGCACAAGGAGGAGGCGCGCGCGGTTGACCCCGAAGCGTACGACGCGATGCGTGCCGAGTTTGACAGGGGCGAGTGCGTCCTGTTTCACAACTCAATGTTCCACGTCCATCTTCGCTACCTCCACGGCGCAGGAAACAAAGACGGCTGGCTTCACTTGTCCATCCGCCACAATGACCGACGACCCATCAGGGATTGGCGACAGTTCCAGCGCATCAAGAATGAACTGGCTGGTGAGGAACGCGAAGCCCTAGAGATTTACCCTGCCGAGTCACGCCTCATTGACGAAGCCAACTCCTACCACCTTTGGGTCATGCCCAAAGGGGAGAAGGTGCCAGTCGGATGGGACGTCGGACGCGTCACGATGACCGCCGAGGAAGCATCGCAGGCTGGTGCCAAACAAAGAGACACCGTTATGCCAATATCACAACCCAACCAACAAGGAGGCTCAACCCGATGAGCAAATGCCCACGATGCGGTGAAAACCGCATGACCCGACACCCTGCCCTCTCAAGGGTGGACAACAAGACCCACATTTGTACGATTTGTGGAACCGACGAAGCGATGCTCGCTTTCGCTGGCATTCCACAGACAAAGCAAAGTTGGCACGAAAACGAACAGAAGAGCGTCTACCA